GTACGTTCAGCAGAGTTTATCTTAGTAAACTTCTATGCTACACCTACCGGTACCAATTTCAGTGAGTTAGCATAACTTATATGAAAGGTCAAACAGTTTATTATACAACGTCATTTGATGCCAATGAAAGAACCGGGGTTATTCAAGAAGTAACCTCGGTTGGGTATCTTATTAACAATGTATGGTATTCTAAAAAGGACGTAATCATCAAAAACGTGCTTTTAGACAATAAAATGGACACAACAAACCAGCAATTAATACTAGGATAATTTCCATATATTGTTAAATTTAATAAAAATTTTAAATTGTTTGTGTATTTTTTTTTATAAAATACGTATTATTACTAATTGCACAGATTAAATATTTTCATGGCGGATACTTCCCAGACGATTCAAGACTTTTACACACAAGCAATTGCTAAGGATTTTGCACGTTCAAATTTGTTTAGAGTTATTAACATTAACTTCGGTAATGCTAGTAGCCAGGTTGTTACAGAAAATGATTTAGTATATGCCAGAACAGCTAATTTACCTGGTAAACAAATTGCAAACTTAACAGCTCCTTATATGGGCTTAAATTTTAACATTCCAGGAACAGTTTCATACCCAGGCAGTGAAGCATATGTTATTAATTTCTATTCAGACGAAGCACAAGCATTAAGACAAAAATTCTTACAAGTTGTTTCCGATACATTCGATGATGCAACATCAACAGGTAACTACTTTGCACCATCAGATACAGCAGTTATTGACTTAGTACAACTTGATAAACAGTTAGTTAAAGTAGCTCAATATCAATTAGTTGGTGTAAGCATTAGACAGGTAGCTGATTTAGCATATGATATTACAACAGCTGGTGAAATTCAAAACTTTGATGTTACACTAGCATATCACTACTGGAGAAAAACAGGTTAATAGCCACTACAGTTAACAATTTATACCGCATCTTATGGTGCGGTATTTTTTTCATTAAATATTTGTATGTCTAGTCTTTTAAATTCTGTTTCTAATGCTGCGGCAGGTTTAGCAAACTTAAAAAATGGTGGCTATAACAATCCAGTATCAAAAGCAATTAGTAACAGTGCTTTAGGTAGATTAGAAAAGAAATTTAGTAGTAGTAAAATTCCAGGCTTACTAAACAATCTGCAATCTATTTTTGGAACACCTCAAGTGGGGCAAGCTGCTTATCAAAATGGTAGAATTGCATCAAATGTGCAAGGTTTTGACACTTCAAGCCCAGTAAGTCATTTTTTACAAACTATGGACAATTGGGTAGCTGCCATACCTTTAAGAACACAGTTTATGGTTATTATAGACACTATACCCAATCAGATATCTTCCACTTTATTAAGAAGACTAGAAGGTGCAGATGTTTACAATAATAACTTTGATAATACTATAACAGAACTTAAAACAAATGATCTACAAAAAACATACGGTTGTATGTTTATAACAGGAGCTAGTATTCCATCAGAAAATTTAGGTACAGGTACAGCAGCCATTGAAAACAATAGCGGTTTTAAACAAGGTGGTGTATTACAAGGAAGAGATGCATTTGCTTCAAACAATTTAACACTTCAGTTTAGAGAAACTAATACATCGTTTACAGACTTTGTAATGAGGCCTTGGTTAATTGCAGCTGCCCATGCAGGGTATGTAGCAAGAAATGCTAACGACCCTTTAAATGTAAAGTGTAATATATACATTTACGAATTAGGAAAAACTTTTGCAGAGTATCCTATGGTAAATAGAAAAGTTTGGAAGTTTTATGACTGTGTGCCACTAAATTTGGGTACACGTAACTTGTCATATGATGCTGAGAGTATTGAACAATACGATGTTTCGTTTATATATGATGATTATACGGTAGATAGCTTTATACCATTTATCATACATTGATATCAAATCATTTAAATTACAATATAAACGGTAAACAGTTAAAGATAAGAGAAATATCTTTCACTGAATATAAAAATCTGTGCAAAAAACTATTTACAGATGATGTGAATGAACTACAAGCAGTGTTTAATGAAATTTTAAGTTCAACAGTAATAGGCCCCACGCTAAACTGTGTAGAGAAATTTTATTGTTTACTGTTAATAAGGAACTTACTGTATGGTAATGAATTTGCGTTCCAGTATAACGGTATTAACACTACTATGGATTTGAAAACCATACTAAATGCATTTAAATTCACAGTAAATGATGTGGTGGTTACTGATAAAAATGTTGAGTACCATTTTAACATACCAGATAATTTATACAACCCTACCATTGATAGGGTAATTGCTGATAGCCTCAAAAAAGTAGTCGTACCAACAAAAGAAATTGAATGTTCAACTTTTAGTTACGAGGAAAAGCTAACTGTCATTAACAATTCAAATATACCGTTACAGGATACTTTTAATAGATTGCAAAACCAATTTAGACAGCTTAATATACCATTTATAAAAGATATTGAGATTGATATTATTACAGGTACTTTATTAGGGTTTCTAAAAAGAGTATTTAACGATAACATTGGTGCTATATACAACTTTGAATATGTATGTATAAGAAGTCTAAACTTCGGTGCTAATGATTTTGACAAATATACATTGCCTGAACTTAAGATATTTTTAAATTCCTTGAAGAGTGAGCAAAGTAAAAGCAACAATGGTCAGGATAGTTGAATAACTAACTTAGTAAGTAAATACTGTTATGAGTAACAATAGTTTTACAGATCTACTTAAAGAAATTAACACAACAAAGGCAACTATTGCTGCCTACTCACCGTCTACTAAAGAAGATATACAGTTAGCCCCATTAACTTTACAGCAACAGAAAAGCATTATTGAATCATCTGTTGACTCCACTTTAGCATCATTGTTTTTTAATAACACTTTCTTTAAAATTTTAAAACAAAACTTAGGCGGTGATATTTCAAGATTTGATACCGTAGACAGGGTAAATTTTGCTTTACAGTTACGTTCACAGCTATCTGACAGTTATGAAAAGAACGACACAACCATTTCAGTTAACGACATTTTAGCCAAAAATAGGACCATAGCCTATACACCAACAGAAAAACAAATTGTAATGGACAATTACACATTTACAGTTAGGACGCCTAATTTAGTAATTGACGATAAGGTGAATGTAGTGTTACTAAACAAGTATAAGAATGAAACTCTAAATGGTAATAAGCTTAAGACACTAATAAGCGACCTATTTGTCCATGAGATCTTAAAGTTCATTCCTAAATTGAAGGTAAATGATAAAGAAATTTTGTTACATACGGATTTACAAGCTGCAGCTAACTTGCTTGAGAACATAGATAGTATTAAATTTGTGCAGATCACCGATTATATCAATACTATAAGAGATACTGAAAGAAGTTTTGCTACAATACCTGGTACCGATACTATTATTGATATTATTCCTGAATTCTTCATTGTATAGTTAATATAATAGGTTTGCCATAAATATTCATATGGCGACTGATAAAAGCATGGGAGAGATTCTAGCACTTTTAACTAAAGTGTCAGATAAACTTGGCGCCAACCTTATTAACTTAGAAAAGAAGGTACAAACTGCTGAGCAGCAACCAGAAACAAAGAATAAACAGGAACAACCAACTAAAGTTCCTGAAAAACAAGGCACTTTAGATAAAATAGCTGGTTTCTTTGGTAAAAAGACAGAAACACCAGAGCCAGCTGAACCAGCAGCAGAAGATAAAGACGCACTTTCAGGTAACAATGACGAAGTAATCAAAAAGTTATCTAACATAGAGAAATTACTTGGAACTGAAGTTAAGACTGAAACTGAACCTGAAGAGGTAGAAGAAAAACCTAAACAAATCATCTTATCAGAGTTTGGTAAAAAATCTAAAGACACTTTAGCAAGGTTACTATCAGGTAAAGGTAAACAACAGGACAAGCCAGAAGAGGTGGTGCAAGAAGAACAGCATGTTGTTGTGTCGGAATTTGGTAAGAAAGCAGAAAACACATACGACAAATTAGGTAAGAAGTTAGAAAAAATAGCAAATTTACGTATGCCCAAAAATGGGGAAGATAAAAAAGAAGATAGTGAAGTAATGAAATATGTAAAAATGCTTATTGGCCCTGCTTTATTAGTTTTAGGTGGTATAGCTTCTTTTGTAATGGGGTTATTTAACAACGGTCCACTAAAAGGTCTATTTACCATGCTGGGTAAAGTAGGCATAAAAGGTGGCTTGTTTTGGATGGCTAAAAAGTTAGGTGAGACTTTAGGCCCTAAAGTACTAAAAAAGATACCTATAGTAGGTACAGTTTTAGGATTAGCAGATGCTTATTCAAGATTTAAGTCCGGGGACATGGTAGGTGGTGTGATAGCTTTAATAAGTGGTCTTGCATCATTACTTGACCTTGCAGTACCTGGTCTTGGTACAACCTTATCATTAGGGTTAGATATAATGAATTCAGTATTAGATGCTAAAGCTAATGATGAAAAAGACCCAACAAAACGTACTGCAAAGAAACTTGGTATATTAAAGGATTGGGCAAAAGCAGTGGGTAAATTCATTTATAACATTCCAGTTATTCACAACTATTTACAAGCAGTTGAAGGTTGGTATGATATAGTAAGAGGAGATTACAAGTCCGGGTTTAATAAACTTGCATATGCAATACCAGGGTTTGGATTCTTTGCAGAATTAGCTGGAGCTCCTGCAACTGCAGAAGAAGCAACTAAACAGGGAATGGATGTAAGACAGGTCATTAACAAAACAATGCAACCTCTTTATAAGATGTTGCTTAATCTTTTACCTGCTTCATTAAGATCATTCTTCTCTATAAACCCAGATGGTTCATTAGAGTTTGACCCAAGTAAAGGTGCAAAACACTTGCTTAATATGGCAAAAGGTTTCTTTGGTTTTAAAACTGAAGAGGAAGATAATAGCACGACACCAACAGATGCAGATATTGCTAAGTTAAATGCTGAAAAACCAAAACCTGCAACTGCAACGCCAGATAAACAACCAAATAAACAAGCAAGCACAGCAGAAGCATCAGATGTAGGAGAAAAAAAGACATCTACATCTGAAACCGCAGTACCAGAGCCACCTGAAGAAACACCGCAGTTAGCTACAGCTAATCTTTCTGAAGATGCAATCAAAGACAATTCAAAACTATTAGAAAAGAACAACGGTGCATTAGAAAACTTAACTGATGTAACATCGTCTCACTTATCTAAACAAACTGAACTACTAGCAGTTAATAATAGGATATTAATTTCAATAAAAGATGCTTTAGCTAATTTAAATGTCGGTGGCAATAGTGCAAGTGTGATAAATCATGTTTCACCTAGTGTACATCATCACAAGTCAATACGAAATATTCAAGCGAAAGGTTTGGATTTCGGTTCACCTGCTTAATCTTTAAATATAATATATGGCTGCATTAAACAACAACCTCTGGACATTATATACGGTACCAAATCAGCCATTACCCATCTTAACACGAAATAAAGCTAGTGTTAATAATAATGCCGCTACACAAGGTTCATCAAATATTGCTAACGCTGTACTACCCACCAAGTACTATACTGATACATCTAGCGGTGCAACGGCAGATTGGATAGATGTTGTCAATACATTTCCATGGACAGTAAGCCCTCAAACGTCTAGAGTTGGAGTACCATATGCCACTTTAATCGAAAGAAGAATAATAGTCAATAGTAATGTTTCAAACATTATTAATTCTATTTTAGCTACCACTCAATCAGCTAACAGCGTTTTACCAACCTCATTACAAAATTCTATTACTAAACTTTTACAGACAGGGGGGCAAGCAGGTAACGCATTACTTAAAAACGCATCACAATCACTTTATAACGTCGTAAACAATGCTCAAGGGGCAGCTACCAATACAGGAGGACAAAATTCAGGATCTTTTAACAACCCTGCTTTAGCCCCGTACGATTATTTGTATATTACAGAAAATACAGGATTTAATTATAAGTTTCCGTACCTAGGTGATAGCTACAATGATAGTTCCTTAGATTTTGGTAGTGAAGCAGGTGGTATATTAGGACAGGTGGCAGGTGCTGTTGAAGGATTTGCAGGTTTAACTACTAATTTAGTCGGAGCATTAAAACCGGGCGTGTACATTGAAAAATCAAAACAGTTTGCAATGGGCGATAATGGTAGAAAAATAGAACTAGTATTCCCATTACTCAATACACGTAAAGTTTCAGATATTTCTAGAAACTGGCAATTATTATACGGTTTAATATATCAAAACAGGCCAGGAAGAATTACAAGATCAATTATCGATTTACCGGTAATATATCAAGTACAAATTCCTGGCGTAGTATATATGCCTTATGCATTTATTTCAGGATTATCAGTAAAGTTTTTAGGTACAAGACGTCTACAAAGTGTGACGGTTCCAATATCAAATAGTACTGGTGCAAATTTCACTACTATTGAAACTATAGTTCCTGATGCATATGAAGTATCAATATCATTACAAGGTCTAAATGAAGAAACAAGGAACTTCTTATATGCTAGTGTCAATCCAAACCCGGTAACAGTAGGAAAATCACCAATAAATACAGGAGCAGTATAACATGGAAGGGCAATATCAAAAATATATAACAGATTTACCAAATTTAGAAGCTTACAGGTATGAAAACTTGTTTAAAGTTTATCAGACCCCTAATTCAACAACACCAACCGGGGAACCAGCCCCTAACTTTTACTACTATAATATATTAAAGAACATATCAGTGCCAGATAATATAGCTAGTAACATATTTGATGTTATTGTGCTGCCTACATCACTACCATTAAGTGTGTTGAGTTATCAGTTATATGGTACTACATATTTGTGGTGGTTAATATGTATAGTAAACAAGATTACAAACCCATTTCAACAGATATCAGCAGGAACTAAAATAAAAGTAATACAAAAACCCTATGTGAAGCCAATACTAGATAGTATTAAACAACAACTGCAATGAGATATACAGAGACATTTTCTTACGCCTCACAAAATTACAATCAGTTTTTCCATTTAATTAATAAGAAAAACTATGTGTTCCGTGCAACACTTGTCAATCCTAATAGTGTAGTTGTGGAATTACAAAAAAGTGCTATAAGAGAGCTTTCAATTAATGATAATGTTTATGATCCCTTTTTTAAAGGTTATATTGTAATTGATAATACAGACAATGCTTTTGAAAGATATAAATCAGACCCGACACTTGCTGAATTATCACCCAACACTACTCAATCATTACAAAGTTACAGGGTAAGAGGTGATAATAGAGATATTTTATTACTAAGTATAATACCAGCTGACAATGGTAAAAATCCATACGATGTAAACACTGAAGACTATAATCAGGTATTTGGTTTACAGCTTATATTTGTATTATCTGATGAAGAAGACATGGAATCGGACGAATATGGTAAAGTAAAAAAGTTTAAGTTAATGGATTTTGATGAGCAGTTGTTAAAAGAAAAAAAATCTTTCTTTTCTTGCGCTTCATTGTTAGACGGAAGTAACATAGCATTTTTATCAGACAATGACAGACAAGTTCAAACAGGTAAAATAATAAGAGCTCTTTTACAAGACAATTTAGGCACAACTTGTGTGGCTACTCAAACAGTTAATGGTAAGCAAGTACCTGAAAACTTTGATGATGGTAGTAGCAAAATATTTTATAGCTCTCCTAACAACAACACTGTTATGGATGACTTAGCATTTTTATTAGCACATCATGCTAGTTC